GAAATGGCCGCCTTGATGGCACCGCGCTTTGAAGAAATGGGCTTCCCGCTGCCGCCGTTCTACGTGTCCGTGGGCTTCCCGTCGAGCGGGAAAGACGGCAAGGCCGCCGCAGAGTGCTGGCATTCCAGCGCAAGCGCCGATAAGCGCTTTCAAATCCATATCCGCCCGGACGAAGCGGATTCGATGATGGTTTCCGGGCACCTTGCGCACGAACTGGCGCACTCGGCCGTGGGCTTCGATTGCGGCCACCAAGGCGCATTTGCGCGCGTCGTGTTGGCGCTCGGGCTGAAGCGCCCGCTAACGTCAACGGTGGTTGGCGAAGAATTTAAAGCGTGGGCGCAGCCGTTTATCGACAAGCTTGGAAAAATCCCCCACGCCAGCCTGCGGTGGACCAATGCTCGCGGCCAGCAACGTGGCGAAGGTTCTGCCCTGGATGGCGAAGGCGAAGGCGAAATTTCCACAGGCCCGAAAAAGCAATCATCCAGGCTGCTGAAGGCGTGCTGCGCGGAATGCGGCTACACGGTGCGAATCACCAAAAAGTGGCTGGAAGTCGGCCGCCCGCACTGCCCGCTGCACGGGGCCATGGACGTGGAAGGCGCGGAAGACTGAAACGAAGCGCAGGCGGGCGGCCTGCGTTCATCTGGATAAATACGGCGCATCATGTGCGATGCGCCGGGCCATGGCTGGCGGTGGTTCGTTACTCTGGATTATTCTGCGCTGTCCGACTCGGCGCCGTTCATCGCGGCTTCCACGTCGGCGTCGCTGTTGGGCTTCTCGCATGAAACCACGCACCGATAGGCGTCCTTACTCATTTCGTGTTGAACGCGTTTCACCAACCATTCGCCGTCTGCTTCGTCGCCAAACTCCGACACGTCCAGAATGGATTCGGCCGTCAGCTTAGGCTCGCCGGGTATGTTGACTTCGAAGTTAAAGCCGCCACGCGCCCGGCGCGCCAGTTCGGCTTTGGCGGCAGCCAGCGCCATTGCTGGCGTGGCGAAATACTGCTTTAGGCGCTTCACCGGCTCGCCCGTTCCGGCCGTCACTTCGTGGCGCTTCGCGGCTCGCGTGGCGTGGTAGTACGCCACCACAGTACCAGCGGACTCGCGCGTGGATTCTTCCCAATGAAACGCGCTGCAATTGCCGGCCTTTACCGCGATCCTGGGCAGCGCCGCGCCGCTTGCCGTCGTTGCGTCGCCGCGCTTGGTGAAAATCAGCTTGCCGCCCGCTGGCTTTGCAATCGCGTCGTATTTCTTCGCGATGCGTAGCAGCAGGTTCATATCCGATTCTTCGGACTGGTTGATGTGCGGCAGCACCACGCTGGAAAGCGCGGGCGAAACTAACGCGGTCATGCCGTGTTCTTTCGCCATCTTTGCGACCATCGCGCCGATGGTCGTTCCCAGCTTCCACGAACGTGATTTGTGGGATTGGAAATCGACTTTCCCTTTTGGCGTTTGATCCCACGGCGCCGCGTGCGCCAGGATCGTAAGCTGGCGCGGCCAGCCTGTACGTTTCACGCCATCGCAGACAAAAATTCCCTTTTCCGTCATTACGCCGTCGTATCCCAGTGACAGCGAAATTTCGGCGCCGGTCGGCGGCTTTTTGATGCGCTTCCCGTCCACGTGGTCGGCCAGCACAATTTCCAGCTTGTCGGAGTTGTCGCCCGTTTCGTCTGTCAGCGACAGCGACACGAACCGGTCAACGATAACGGCCGTTATGTCGGTATCGTTCGCCTTGATGGAAAACGCGGGCGCCAGATTCATGTCCATAGCGAAACCCCGCCCGTGGCCGCCACTTCCGTTTTTACGTCGATCACGGGCAGCGCCACCAGCGTGCCAACGGGCAGCACCGGACCCATATCAGCCAGGCCGTAATTAGCCGCCAGCACGGCCGCCAGAATCGACGGCGTGACAGAGCCGTATTGTTTCCAGGCGATAAAGTCCAGCGTGTCGCCAGCACGCGCGATGTATTGCGCCGTCATGTGAATTTCTTTATCAGGCTATTGGTTGCGCTTTGCGTCGTCGCCAGCAGGGTAGAAACCGACGTGGTGGCCTTCCCGGCTGTCGCCAGTGCCGTGGCAGCCGCAGTGGGCAGCGTGCCCGCCACGGTGCTGATATTGTCAATAATCCGCCCCGCCGAAGCGGCATGAATGCCCAGCGTGTCGATTTTGTCCAATATCGTTTTGGCGCCGCTCAATGCACCGCCGATGTTGCCAATACTCTGCACTTGCTGCGCAACGTCCTGCGCCGTGTTCCGAAGGTCTTTAACCACGTCCATGCCACGGTTCAGCGCGCCAATAGCGCTGTTCGCTTCCGTCAGCACGGGCGCGACGGAGATTTGCACCTGCGCAGCGGCGCTTTTCAGGCTGCCCAGCGTGCTGGCGGCCGTGCTTTGTACCGTCTTTACCATGCCAGCGAAACCGGACAGCGCGGCGGCCGTGGTGCCACCTGCGGCGCTGGTCGCGACGGCCGCCACGCTGCTGGCGCTGCCCAGGATGCTGCCGCCGTCGTCGGCCGCTTCGCCGTCGTCATAGATCGACAGCCGCAACGTGAATTCCACCTTGCGCGGGCTGCCGTCCGTCTTGTGGCTGCTTTGCTTCTCGTCCAGCCGCTCGATAACCCAGCGCCCTTGATAGAAGCCCATGCTATCCGTCAGGTCGTACGGCAGCCCGTCGTTAGCCATGGCGCGCAGTTCATCCAGGCTTTGAATGTCGCCCTTGTAATCCGGGTAGATCAGGCCGGGCAGTTCCAGAGAATCCTCGCCGCGCCCCGTGAATTGCTTCGCCGCAAGCTGGCCCATGCGTTCCTGCGCGGGCCACTTCCACTCTGTCGTTCGCGCCCACTCCTGGAAAACCAGGGTGTTGATAGAAAACTGGTAATCGCCCAGCACCATCATGCTGGGCATGTTTCCGCTATCGCTCGCCATGCTTAAAAGCCCGTGTCGTAAAGCCCGGAACCCAGCTTGTTAGCTGGCGCCCCCAAGCGTGTCATTACCTCGCGTGCCGCGTCCTTACCGGGCTGGCCCGGCTGCTGGTGGAATTCGACGTGATACTGGCGGTTATCCTGCGCAGGTGCGGCGCTCGCGCTGCGCGCCGTGGCCAGCGGTGGCACGGTCGGCGCGGTCGGGTTTTGCCCGCCCGTAAGCGAAGCGGAAATTTCTGCATTCGATTTGCCGCCTGTCCGCGCCGCAAGCGCCCGCAGGAAGTCGCCCGCTGGAAGGTGCGCCGATGCGGCCCACCAGCGGCCGTTTTTCACGTCGTCCGCGCCCTTCCCTGCGTCCACGTCAGGCAGCCCGGCAGCCTTCGCCACTCCCAGCGCCACTTCGGCCAGCGTGGCAGCCATGCCCAATTTGCCGATAAACCCCAGGATTCCTTTCGCTGCGCCGCCCGCTGCGCCATTTACGCCATTGGCCGCGCCTTCCAGTTCGCGCAGGGAAGCCACCGAACGCGCCAGCCGGATCGTGGCGAATAGCTGAAGCGCACCGCCCGCCGTCACCAGCAACGGCGCCGCAACAGTCAGCCCAACGGCCAGCCCGCCCAACCCCATCACAATGCCTTTCATCAGGCGCGGATTTTCGTCCGCGAACCGATTAACCTTTTCCAGCACGTCGGCCGTGCGTTCCATCGCGGTGGCGAACGCGGGTATCAGCACCCGGCCCACGCGTTCCTGGGCATCATCCAGGCGCGCACGGGCGTTATCTACCTTGCCCGCTGTGGATTGCTGATTGGCCTTGTCTGATTCCTCTATGCCGTGGGCGCTCTTATAATTCGTCCGGTCTCGCTCAATCGCTGTTCTATTGAACATGCGCTGAAATAGCACGTTTCCTGCGTTCGTGTTCGACGTGTAATCCGAAACGAATTTCTGGACGGCGGCAGAATCTCCCAGGTTGACGCCTTTACGTTTAGCCAGCGGCAGAAGGTGTTTTTCCACCCAGGCCTGTTGGTCTTCAATCAGCAGCTTGTTATCCACCAGCGCATCGGACTTGTAATTCGTCACAAGGCCGTTTTTCAGCTTCACTTTGCGACGGTCCAGCAGCCCGTCTGCCAGCATGTTCGTGAATTTGTGCGCGTCCTGGTGCCCGCCGATCCATGCATTATTCAGCGTGCTGATTGCTTTGCCGTATTGCGGGGCGCCAAGCGCCTGGACCATGAAAGAATCACCGAAGAATGCGTCATGGCTCGCGCCGATACCTGCCGCCTTCGCGCCGCGCTGCGCCGCCAGCCAGTCTTCTGCCGAAACCTTGCCTTGCGATGCCGTGATGCCCCGGAATGCATAATCCATCTGCTTACGCATTTCTTCAGCACTGGATGCGCCCCCCCGTTCGTCGGCAATCTTTGCGAGCGCATACATTGCGCCGTCTTCGACTTCGTGGCCTGCGTGTTCGCGGTTGTATAGTTGCAGGCCGGATTTCGCTTGTAGCGCGGTCGGCAGTGCTTCCACAGCATGCGATGCACTGCCCAGCGAAGCCTGCAATTCTCGCGCGGTCTTGAAAGCATCCGTTACTGAAACGCCGAACTGGCGCGAACCGCCTGCCGCAGAAATCAGCGATTTCTGATCGGCCGCACCGCGCATGCTGCCCGCAACGCCCTTGGCTTTGGTGTAGCGCGATTGCTCGCGGTTTAGCCGTTCCTGCGCGCGGCGCAGGCGGTCGATAGTATCGACTGTCTTTGCATACTCGCTGCGCAATGCCGAAACGTCTTTCCCCATGCGGGAAAACGTCTGGATAGATTTGCCCAGCAAAACCTGGCGCTTTGTCACGCGCCCCATTTCGCCAGAAATTTTCTTCAGGCCGGATTCAGCGGCGCCCAGCGCACCTTTCAGCGCGCCGGTAATCGTGCCGCCGATTACGATTGTGGTATTTAGCCGCTTGTTAGCCATTGCCCGCAGTCAGTTCGTTTAATCCGTCGATCCACCACACGAACCGCGATGCGGTCATGCCCATGATTTCCGATTCTCCCCAGCCCGTGTGGCTGGCCAGGGCAAGCGCGCTGCGTCGGATGAATTCAGGCGCTAGACGAGAAAACCCGCGTAGGCCGCCGACAAACGAATGTAGTCGCGCTGGGTGAGCGATTGAATCTGCTTTTCGTCCATTTCGCACAGATTGGCAAAAATGGTGATTTCTTTTTCCAGGTCGCTGCCCTTCAGCTTGTCATACACAACCTGGTCCCGCACAACGGGTTCGCGCATGCGAAGTTTCGAGACTTTCACGCCAGCCAGGTCCATGGCCCGCGACAGTTCAATGTCCGCGAAACCTTCGCCGTATTCCACGAAGTCTTCGGGGCTTTTGTTTTCTTCGGTTTTTGCTGCTGCTTTGCGGGTTGCCATGGTTGATTCCTATATTTTTATGAAAGCGACTTTCAGGGCTGGCGTTGCACCAGCCCTGCGCCGTCTTTAGATGCCCAGCAGGCT